TGCCGTGCGGCCTCGAGCTGGCTACGTGACGTTGTATTGACAGGCGCTGATGACAAGCCCTGGATGCTCAAACCAAGTCCAGTTCCTGATATGGAGCCGGATATTCTCCAAGATTTGATGATGCGCGGTCAGCAGCAGGTTATGGCCATGCTGCAGCAGGGTTTGAACCCGACTGACGTAGAAGTTCGTCAAATGCTCTTGGACATGAAAGATGCCGCTTATCGCCAGCTTGGTGAGATCGCAGAAGAAACTGCGAAGCGCATGGAAAGAAAGATGCACCAGCAGATGATCGAAGGCCAGTGGACAACGGCTTTCGCACAATTCATCGATGACCTGGTGACATTCCCAGCAGCGATTCTCAAAGGCCCAGTAGTTCGTAATCGTCCTGAACTCAAGTGGGTTAAGGCTCCTGGCGGCAACTACGAGCTACAAGTAGAACAAACCTTGGCATTGGAATGGGAGCGTGTTGATCCATTCATGCTTTACCCAGCGCCTGATGCTTCAACAGTAAACGATGGGTATTTAATTGAAAGACACAAATTATCTCGAGCAGATCTGCACCAGCTCATTGGTGTGGACGGGTACAGCGATGGAGCAATACGGCAAGTTCTTGAGGAATACGGGCGCGGTGGTTTGCGGGATTGGATCTATGTTGATCTCACAAAAGCTAACGCAGAAGGCAAGTCAACAACTGCTGCAGGAAATAATCCGTCGGAGTTGATCGATGCACTTCAATTTTGGGGTTCTGTACAGGGCCGTTTGCTGCGTGATTGGGGTATGTCTGAGGAAGAAGTCCCTGACCCGCTTGCTGAATATCCAATCGAAGCATGGCTCATCGGCCGCTGGATCATCAAAGCAGTTGTAAACGCAGATCCACTCGGTCGCAAGCCTTACTACAAAACATCGTATGAGGAAGTCCCAGGCGCGTTCTGGGGCAATTCTGTAGCTGACCTATGCCGCGACACTCAAGACATCTGTAATGCCACGGCTAGAGCCTTGGTGAACAACATGAGCTTGGCTTCTGGCCCACAGGTTGTCTACAACATTGACCGCCTTCCTGAAGGCGAAAACGTCACTCAACTCTATCCCTGGAAAATTTGGCAAGTTACATCCGATCCATTGGGTGCAAACCAAACTCCAGTTTCTTTCTTCCAGCCTAGCTCACAAGCAAACGAACTCTTGGTGGTTTACGAGAAGTTTGCGACCTTGGCAGATGAATACACAGGCATCCCACGTTATATGACTGGTGGTGCTCCTACCGGCGGTGCAGGACGTACTGCATCCGGTATGTCAATGCTCATGACCAACGCTGGCAAGTCCATCAAGCAAGTGATTGCAAACATTGACGAGCACGTAATCAAACCATGCGTTGATCGCTTGTACTACTACAACATGCGTTACTCCGACGATCCAGATCTCAAGGGTGACGTAGACATCGTTGCACGCGGCGCGGCCTCCATCATGGAGAAAGAAGCTGCACAACAACGCCGTAACGAGTTCTTGACCGTAGCCTTGAATAGCCCTGCCGCACAGCAAGTTGTGGGCATGGAAGGTATCGCTGAGCTATTGCGTCAAGCTGCTAGCACTTTGGATATGAACGTGGACAAGATTGTTCCGTCAGCCGAAGTGATGAAACAGCGTCAGCAAGAAATGGTGATGCAACAACAGCAGCAAGCGATGCTCGAGCAGAACCAACAGAACGGTCAAGCTCAAGCAGGTGGTACACCTCCAGCAGCACCAGGAGGTCAAAATTTGATGAACGGCGCTCCTGTTGTTAATCGATTTGAGCAGTAAAGCTTGACAAATGTATTTACAAGCTGTAAATAGTAATTAATTCAGGTACTTACCTGATTTGAAAGGAAAGAAAATGAAAGCAATTTCTCCAATGGAAAAGCGCGGTACTGGTTACCAGGCTGACGCTGCAAAGACCGATGGCATGTCCAAAGGTGGCGCAGTGAACACTGGTGGTGCAGGCCCTGTTGACTTGAACAAGCGTAGCGGTGAGTACGCTCAAGAGTCCGCAAAAACTGATGGTCTCTGCAAGTAATCGTGCAGCGACTTGATGAGCAAGTAGTTCGTTGTTTACAAAGACTACAAGCCAAAGAATTTGAGCCGCTAGTTGAATGGCTGAGGGAGAGCCGAAATGGAACCCTCGAGCAACTGGCCCAGGCTAAAGCAGAAAATGTAGGACGGCTCCAAGGTGAAGCCGGGGTGTTAGGAGAAATCCTGCAAGACATCCAAAGCTCTAACCAGCTAATCACCAAATTGACCGCTAACCGTAAAGGTTAGTTTCGAAACGTAGTAGCAGACCGTTATCGAGCTAGTGCAGACCGTTAAGAGCGGAGCACAGGCGAGAGTCGGAGCTAAAGGAGATGGAAATGGCATTGCCAAAGGCAGTCCAGCAACAGCTGGAAGAAGCAGACCGTATTGTGGCCACGATTAATGGCGAAAAGACCGGGGAGGACTCCTCGGAGACTAACCCAGCAGATCAACAAGTAGATCCACCGCAGGATTCACAAGATCCTCCGCAAGATCCGCCAGCGAACGATCCGCCGCCTGACAATACTGTTTCACAAGAGACAAAACCGACTGATATTCCTGAAGAGAAGTGGGCTCACAAGTACCACACATTGAAGGGAATGTATGACGCAGAAGTACCAAGGCTTCACAGCCAAGTGCGTGAGATGCAAGCGCAATTGACTCAGCTAACTGCTGACCTCGCTGTAGCCAAGGAAACCAAAGCGGCTGAAACTCAGAAAATTGAGTCTCTGATCACTGAACAAGACAAAGAAGCATTTGGCCCCGACCTGATCGATTTGATCGAGCGTGCAACCGAATCCAAAGTGGGAACACTGCGGGAACGTGAAGCGCAATTGATAAACGAGATCAAGGAGCTCAAAGGCAAGCTAGGTGATGTATCCGAACGCCAGGTGGTATCCGATAAGGATCGCTTCTTGGCAGGACTAGGACAACAGGTTCCCGACTGGGAAGCTTTGAATGTTAATCAAGGCTTTTTGGAATGGCTCCAGGAAGTTGATCCTGTCTACGGGTTGCCCCGCCATGCTGCGTTAAATAACGCTTACGAGAATTTGGATGTCACTCGCGTGGCAAACATCTTCAAGGCTTACAAAGCGTTGTTGCCGCAAGCCAACCAGCCCAAGGTCAACCAGGAACTTCAGCGTCAAGTTGCGCCGACCCGCACTCGATCTGCAGCGGCCCCGACCGATTCTGTAAACCAGAAGATCTTCACTCAACAGGAGATCGCAACGTTTTACGATGAATGGCGTCGAGGTCACTACGATGAAGAGGAGGCGGCACGTATGGAAAAAGATATACACACCGCCATCACTGAAGGCCGTATTCGCTAGAAACGAAATACCCGGAGTGCTGGTGGAATTAACAAACCACTTAATTGAAAGGACTTAACATGTCTACAGTAACTCCGGGCGCTACCTACCCCATTAACGCAGGTGGATTTAACGCTCCTAACGGCGCTACCGCCTACGCTGGTACTGCTTATAGCGGTACATTCATCCCTACCCTCTGGTCTGGCAAGCTAGCCCAGAAGTTCTACGCTGCTACTGTGTTTGGCGAAATCGCTAACACTGACTGGCAAGGCGACATCACCGGTATGGGTGACACTGTAATCATCAACACAATCCCAACGATTTCTATCAACAGCTATGAAATCGGCCAAAACTTGGCATATGAGATCCCTGCTCCTAGCACTATCTCTTTGACAATCAACAAAGGTAAATACTTCGGCGTAAACGTTAACAACGTTCTCGAGTTGCAAGCTAAGCCTAAGTTGATGGATGTGTTTACAAACGACGCTGCTATGCAGATGAAGATCGCTATCGACCAGGACGTATTGGGCGGTACTTTCGATCAAGGCGACAGCACAAACAAAGGTGCTACTGCTGGTGCATTGTCTGGCTCTTTTGACTTGGGTACTGACTTGGCTCCAATCACTTTGACTGCAGCTAACATCCTCCAAAAGATCACTGCATTGTCTAGCTGCTTGGACGAGAACAACGTTCCTGAAACAGACCGTTGGTTGATCATCTCCCCAGTTGAGCGTCAGATCCTCATGCAATCTAACTTGGCTCAAGCTCAATTCATGGGCGACCAGTCTAGCGTATTGCGTAACGGCAAAATCGGCCAGATCGACCGCTTCACTGTGTACGTTTCTAACCTCCTGCCAAAAGCAGCTGCTGGTAAGAACTACGCTGGTGGCAATTTGTCTAGCGCTCTCAAGCGTCATGCAATCATGGCTGGCCACAAGTCTGCCATCACTTTCGCATCACAAATTGCGAAGGTTGAGTCTCTCCAGAACCCTAATGACTTCGGTACTTTGATCCGCGGTCTGAACGTGTACGGCTACAAAGTTGTACAGGGCAAAGGTTTGGCTCTGTTGCAAGCTGCAGGCTAATTAGGCGGGTGGGGGCAACCCCACCCTTCTTAACCTTTTTAAGGAGGCCGTATGGCTATTATTGATGACTTAGTTGCTAGTGGTCTGTCGGTCACCCAGGCGCAAGCAGTAATTGATGAGGACGCAGGAACAGGTACTTTGGCGAATCTAGTAGCCCAAGGCTTTTCTGGTGTTCAAGCAACACTGATTGATTCTGGAAATCCTAGCGCAGCAGATCTAGCAGCAGCCGGTTTTTCGCCTAATCAGCGAACCAGCATTATTGCAGCACTCGCAGTAACACCGTAACAATCGAGGGGTGGAACTCCCCTCACCAAATTTTTAGGCTATGGGAACAGTAACCGCTAAACAAATTATCGACGATGCAGTGATCCAGCTGACGGACTTGAGCGCCGTTCGTTGGACAAGAGCAGAGCTCCTGTCGTGGGTTAATGACGCACAGCGGACAATCGTTCTCAATTCGCCCAACTCCACCAACAAGGTGACAGTGATGAAGCTGGCTGCTGGTACTCGCCAGGAGATTCCTTCTGATGGCTGGACACTCATTGAGCTGATCCGCTACATGGGAACTGACGGGATAAAACCAGGCCGAGCCATTCGTCTTGCTTCACGCGAAATGATCGATGCTTACAACCCAGACTGGCACAACGATGCCAAAACCTTGGTTCCAAAGCACTACATCTTTGACCAGCAAGATCAGACCGTGTTTTATGTATATCCACCCAACAACGGGAACGGATACGTTCAACTGAACTACTCGCCTGTGCCAGCCAAACTGACCAGCGAGAATCAAACAATTTCAGTTAACGACATTTACCAAACAGCGATTCTTGATTATGTCCTGTATCGCGCTTGTAGCAAGGATGCTGAGTACGCCCCTGGTCTCCAGTTGGCGGCTGGCTATTTGTCTACCTTCATGGGCGCAATGCAAAGCAAGCAGACTGCCGAGATCGCAAACAGTCCGAACCAACAGTTCGGCCCTCGTAACCCATCAGTGCCAGGAGCTGAGTCGTGACACAACTGTACGGATACACCGTCGAATATGAACAGTTCCTCTCCCAGGTAACGCAGTATGTTCCTGATGTATCGGAATTTGTAGCGATTGACGCCATTCGAAATGCAGCAATCGAGTTTTGCACCAAGTCTTTGTACTGGCAGACCGACCTCGCCCCCATTCCTGTAGAGGCAAATAAAGGAACCTACCAGCTCATTACCCCTGGTGACACCAAAATCGTTCAGCTGATCTCCTCGTACTTTGATGAGAATCTTTTGATTCCTCAAAGCCCAGATCGTTTGGCCAACATCTATCGCATGGGCGATTGGCAGACTATGCAGGGCTCGCCTCAGTACATCACTCAGATCATTAAGCCTGAAGTGATTCTTGTACCAACTCCTGTAGTCACAAATGGTCAGACCCTCAACATTCGCGTAGCACTTGCCCCAACACGAGAGTCTCAAGAGATTGATTCTGAGATCTATGAGCAGTGGGCGGAAACCATCGCAATGGGTGCTCGAGCACGTTTGTATGCACAGCCAAAGATGCCCTACTACGACAAACAAGCAGCAACGGACGCTACCAAGTTGTTCCGTTATGACATTAACCGCGCACGAATCGCCGTGAACAAGGGTCTCACACGAACATCGTCGCAAGTTGAATATCAAAGGTTCGTATGAGCGTTATTAAACTAGTCCAGGGAGACACCCGACCAGCGTTAACTTGCACGATCACTGATTCGGCAACGGACTTGCCAGTGCCTTTGACAGGCGCAACTTGTCTATTGAAGTTCCGTAAAACCGGAGCTACGACTTTGACAGCCACCCTAACCGGTACTGTGGTCGATGCTGCGAACGGTGTGGTGGAGTTCTATTGGGCTTCTGTTCCGACATCTCTAGACGGTGAGCCCGGTCAGTACGAGGGCGAGATTGAAATCACTTTCGCTGATGGTCAGAGACAGACTGTTTACGATACCCTTAACTTTGTGCTGCGCCAGGACTTCTGATGACGATAGGCGCAAAGACCTCGGTTAAATACGGCAAGCTTCGGCTTGGTGTATCGGTTG